ACGACAACGCAACTTCTCGCCGCATGTGCAGCGTGGCTCAGCCATTGCGAAGCCTCAGAGAAGCAGCCCAGGCGGCGGCGACGCCCCGCAGGGCCGAACGCGAACGATCCGCCTGGGCCGCAGGCTCGGGCGTGGGCTCGGTCTGCGACGCCAGCCACGCTTCATAGGAACGCATGGCGACGCCGGCCGACGTTGACGGGTACGCGGGCACCAGAACCGGGCCAACGTCGTACAGCCCGCTCACCTCGCGGATCTGCCGCACTGCCTTGCCGTCTTCACCGGTGCGGAACGATTCGTTCTTCGGGTCCACCGTGAAGGCGAACGACGAGCCACGCACGTCACGCCGCTGGATGAGCTCGAGCACGTCAGCCCGGCTCACGGGCGGCGTCACCACGTACCGCAGGCCCTTCTCGTCAGACGAGAGTTCCAGCGTGCCGGAAGACGTGCGACCGAGGACGATGTTGCTGTCGTGATTGAACAGGGCCACCACGTCGCCCTTGCCCCGCTGGCGGTTGAGGATCCTGTCGAACGCCCCCGGCAGGATCTCTTCCTTGAACCCGCCAAGGTCAAGAGAAAGCCGGTTGTAGACGGCGGCATAGCCGATGATCGCGGCCCGGCCATCGGCACGGCTTTCCACGATCAGTTCGTGCTCGTCCTCAAAGGCAAAGTCGCGGCGTTCAATTTCCATCTGTCGTGTCCTCCTCTTCGGCCTGGTCTTCGGCGTCATCGGCCGGGCTTTCCTCGTCCTCGACGGGCGGCTCGGGCATCGGCTCCGGTGCCGGTGGCTCCTGGCCCACCTTGTCCAGCGTGGTCATGTTCAACTGCACGAAGTGCTTGTCGCCTTCCGGTCCGATTGGGTTCAGGTTTTCCAGTTCCCGAATCTCGTTGATCGTCATCCACCCGTTTTGCAGGGCCGAGACGTAGTAGGCCGACCGGCTCGCGTGGTCGCCACGCAGTAGGCCAGAGACGCTGTGCTCGGCGAAATACCGCTCGTCGTCCACGATCAGATCACGCGAGATTGCGGCTTCCCATCGCTTGAGATGAGGCAGCAGGCAGTGCTGCACGAACTCCGTGCCTTGCACCTCAATGTTGTTGTATGTACTGCGGTCCAGCTGTTGGATCATGTGACAGGGCACGCGAAAGATCCTGGCGCACTCGGTCACAGCAAAGTTGCGACTCTCAAGCATCTGGGCAGCCTCATTGCTGCTTGAGAGTTCGTGAGCTTTCACGCCGTTTGGAAGCACTGCCGTGCGAAACGCCTTGTCTGCCCCACGGTGCATCCGCTCCCACTGCTCGCGGAGCCTTTCGGCAGCCTCAGCCGGTATCGGGTTGTCGGATTCAAGGACAATCCCAGGGCGTGCATTGTTCCCAAAGAATGTCGCCGCGTGAGCCTCAAGGGCCTGCGAAAGCCCGATCACGTTTTGGAACAGCTTGTACGTGGGGATCGGCTTGATGCCGTCCTCGGTCGTGAACCGCAATGCGAAGATCTGCTCTTGGCTGTAGACCGTCTGCCTGCCGCTCGGCTCGCGGTAGCGATACCGCAGCGTGCCGTCTTCCAGCCGCTCGGCTTCCATCCGAGACGAATGCAGCGGCCACAGTTCCGACACGGCACCGCGAGCACCTGGGCGGATCTCGGCGTAGCTCGCACCGTAGTGGAGGTACATGCCCGTCATCCAATCCCGAAACTCTTGGGCCGTCTGCCACGGGTTGGGCTGCATGTGCAGCAGGCGATACACGGGGTGGCTCGTGGCCTTCTGCTTGCCACCATTGGCGAGCCGCTCGTAGACGTGGAGCGGCAGGGCCGACACCGCATCAGAGATCACCCGGATGCAGGCCGTGTACGCAGAGCACGCCATCGAGTTGTCGGCGTTGACGCGAACGCCAGACGGCGTGCGGCTCGGCGAAACCTCGGGCCAGTCGATGCCACGCAGGTCGAACATCTTGTAGTCGGCGACGGCGTTTTCGTTCATAGGGTGATGATGTCCCAGTTCTGCTCGGCTGGTTTCGCAGTCGCCACGGCGTGCAGTCCGAGGCCCATCACCAGCGAGACAATGCCGTCGATGCGTTCCGTGCTTTTCGCCTTGCTCGGCTTGATGTTGCCCTGGTGGTCGGTCTGCACTGCCACGTTGCCAGCCATCCACGACAGCACCGGATGATTCCCGTGGCGGATCTTCTCCGAGAGCACGAGGTTCTCCAGCTGCTTGCTCGGGCTGCTCATGGATCCGTAGCCCTGTCCAAAGCCTGTCACATTCACGCCTTCCCCTTGCAGTTGGGTAGCGAGTTGCGTGGCGTTCCAGCGGTCGATTCCCACCTGCCGGATATTGAACTTCTGCGAGAGCTCAACGATGTCTCGCCGGATCACGTCGTAGTCCGTGACGTTGCCATCGGTGGCCCTGATGTACCCGTCCCGAATCCACCCGATGTAGTCCACCTTGTCACGCTGCGTCCGCTCGGCAGCGTTCTCCTGCGGAACCCAGAAGAACGGCAGGACATCGAAGGTGCCGTCCTCGGCCTGGCTCACGAGCACCAGGGCCGACAAGTCGTAGGTGGTCGCAAGGTCAAGCCCGGCGTACCACTCACGCTTCTCCAGGTCGCCAGACAGCGGCTTGCCGCACTTTGCCCAGTTGTCAGGCGAGAGCCACCGTACGTCCTGGGTAGTCCAGACGTTAAGCCGATACCGCAGGAACGAATTGAGCTTCGACGGCGATTGCTCGGCTTCGCGGGCGTCGGCCGCGAAAGAATCCACCGTGATCGTCTCGCCCAGCGACGGGTTGGCTTTGTGCCACGTCTTCGGGTCTTTCCAATCGTCCTCGGGCGACGCGGCGTAAATGCACCCGAAGAAAGCCGGATCAACTGTGGGGTCGGCAATGCACCGCTCAGCGTAGGCGTGCTGCTCCCAGCAGATCGACTTGCGGTCATAGCCCGCCGTGGTGATTGACAGGATGAGCGGCTGCCGGCGAGCCGCACCGCCGTACCGCAGGGCGTCCCACAATCGCCGGTCTCGCTGGGCGTGCAATTCGTCAAAGAGCAGGGCGTGAATGTTCAGCCCTTCCGCACGGAACGCGTCAGCCGAGAGCACGCGATAGAACGAGTTGCTCGCCTTGTGAACGATCGTCTTCCGGCTGTCGATCACCTCGAGATGGCGCGACAACGCCGGCGAAGCCCGCACCATCGAAGCCGCTTCCCGGTAGATGATGCCCGCCTGCTCTCGATCGCAGGCCGCACCGTAGACTTCGGCCCCCGGCTCGGAGTCGAAGGCGGTCATGTAGAGAGCGATGCCAGCAAGCGTGGTGGACTTGCCCTGCTTCTTAGGGAGCTCGATGTACCCGACTCGATGCTGCCGCAACCCGTCATGGTTCAGCCGGCCGAAGAGTTCACGCATGACGTGGTGCTGCCACGGCAGAAGCGTGAACGGCTTGCCGGCGTTCTGCCCCTTGCTGTGGCGCAAGATCTTCTCGAAGAAGTGCACCACCCGCTCGTACTTGGCTTGCCCCTCTTTGCAGAGATCAGGCACCGTGGAGCTTAAAGAACTCTTCGACTTCGTCGGTTGGCTTTTCTTCCTTGCCACCTAGCCGCGTCCTACTGCTCGGGGTCAGCCCAAACTCGCCCATTAGCGAAGCCTGCAGCGCCACTAAACTGCGATACAACGGGCCAGCCGGATTCGGTTTGACGCCACCCAGGTCGGTTCGCATCACCGGGCCAGTGGCCCGCAGCTCGAGTAGGCACGCCTGCGTCGCAGCGTACACCTCGCACAAAGTCGCCAACGCTTCGCCGTCAGCAGTAGTGAGCGTGCCGAGGCCCAGCAGGATCGGCACGAGCTCGTTCCACTTCTCCACGGCGAGCGGCTCGACCATGAGACGCTTCGGCATCGGCGGCGATCCAGCCGGGGCCGGCAGATCGGGACGGATCTTTCGCTTGCCTGGGTTGCCGGCCAGACGCTTAGCCGCCTCCGGGATCGGCTTTCGGCCTCTGGCCATGGCTCACCTCAAAAACGCCGCTGATTTTTGCGGCCGCGCACGCGGAAGGA